AGTCGTAAGGAGTGTTTTCTTTATTTAACGGATTTCTAGGGTGGTTTTGCCACGAAGTGGCGTCATAGCCAAGAGGATGTTCGGCGCGCAAAACAACATATCTGCGGACAAGTCTTCTAAGATCCCCGCTTTCAGTAATTGATTCCGAAGCCCAGGTATTTCGTATTTCTACAAAGTCTCGAACAAGTCTGGCCTTATCCATTGAGCCCTCCGCAGGGCTGAGTTGCTGATTTACCAAGTAGTGGTCTGTGAACTCTTCATCCGGTGTACCAACGGCTAAAAACAAAGGGTTGTTAGAATCGCTGATTCCTTCGAGGCTAGCCCTCGGACCTTCGACCACATACGTTCGTCTAACGGTCTGATACCCAAGTTGACTGTCCTTCGAGACTTGGGGTCGGCCAAGAAGCCTGATTGTCAGGTCTTTTGCCATAGCCTTAGTTTTACTCAGGCCGCATGCCTAGTAATTTACCGTCGGTTCCAATCTCCCCTGCTCTTATCTTGGTAGCTGAGATCTTTTGTATTTCTTTGTCTAGAACCAGTTCTTCAATGTTATAACCAACTCCTCTACCGTAAAATATGTCAGTTATATTAGGAAGCTCGACCACTTTGATTTTATCCCCGAACTCAACGCAGGCCGTTAAAATGTTTTCTTTTACCTGCTCAAAATTGTATGGATTGGAATCGTTTATTCCGCCCACATCTCGCAATGCAATACAGCATTGCCCCGTTCTTTTAAGCGCTTCAGCAACCAAGGTTTTGTGTCCTTTGTGAAAAGGTTGGTATCTACCAATTAACAGAGCGGTAGGTGCTTGGTTGTCCCATTGTTCGGTTTTGTTAAGCTCGGCAACAACTTGCTCAACCCACTCATCGGGAGTTCCTTCAGTCAATCGAACGTCGGGAGAGGCTGGAGGTTCAAACATTTTGTTAGTGTCTTCGTACCTACCCTCGCGAATTCTATCTACCCATATGGTAAAGTCTGGGTTAAATGCTTCCTGGGTTTGTTTGGTTGGGCATACAAAATCTGCAACCGCATACCCCCCGCCAAGAGAAGCCCACTCACACAGTTTACCCATCCGAGTGGCATGAGTAAGTCTATCCTCGGGACTAAAACCTAATTCCGAGTATATGTCCTGACGAATTGCATCTGCGTTAAACCAGGCCGCGTTAATTCTTGGGACTAACTTTTCGGCTAGCGTAGTCTTACCCGAGCCGGGCAGCCCCATAATAAGTATTTTGCGTTTCATCAGCTATTAAAAACCGGGCCTTCTGGTTAATCGGAGCGAGCCTTTGTGTTTTTGCGGAGTCGTCTGAGTCCTCAACCTTTTTCTAGCTTCTTCGGCCGAGCGAACGATAAACTCTTTGTTGTCGCCGTTGTACCTAGGATCGGTGAGCAGTTTTGCCTGTGCGATAGGATAAAGAATATCCCAAACGAGATTGGACGGAAGTCTTGGCTCGTCGGTGTCCAGAGTCATCTCGGGTGGGATAATGTTCGCGTATACTTCAACGGTATACGCCTTGTCGGGAATGGGGTAGAGATACAACCGAGGGATCACTTCCGTGTCGGTTCCCTCATTACGGTTATCCAAATAGTACCAGATTGGCCTACCCTTCTCTGCCTCGTTCTCCTTGTATTGAGGAAAGTTCAAGCCTCTACCGGACGGTGCCCGGAAATCAGAACTGAATATCGAGCGGGCTTTGATCTCCGCTTCGGGACCGGTCATTGGCGACAAAGGTCCTTCTCCCACGAGCTGTGGAATCTTATCGACGGAGGAAACCTCGACGGGTAAATCGGCGCTTGCCTGATCGGCGACGTAGCTAAGGGTGTAGCCCTTTTGAGCCCACATTGGGCGCTTTCCGTCTGTTGGGGAGTAGCATTCGCGATAAGCTTGATTAATGCAAATACCTATTCTGTCCTGATCGACTGGTGGGAGATCGGCAAGTGAGTCCGCGCCAAGCATAGACGCAAGCTGATCCCTCAATCCTAAATAGTTCATCACGGCCATTAAGCCATTTTATGCAGCTACTTCCGCTTTTTCTACCGGTTGCTTTTTAGCCTTTGGCTTGCGGCCTGGGCGGGCTTTTGCTCCGGATGTCGAAACTTTGACCTCGGGCTCGGGCTCGGGCTCAGGCTCTAACCATGCGGAAAAGAACATCGTGGTATAGATCTTTCCTTGTGTGCGAAAGATGTCATCGACTTCCTTTTGGTTCTTCGGCTCGTAAGCGAAGTGTCTGATCTCGGGATCCCAGATAAAATTATATCTGAGCTGAGACATGCCTTTTACTCTGATGTTGGGCGTTGCACCCATTTGATTACTTTTTCCGATGATTATGATTTTCATGATATAAAAAGCCTCTCCCCAACTAGGTTGAGGAGAGGCCGGGGATTGCGGTTAGGGAAATATCCTATCCATTAGGCTTATGCCTGTGTCAGCGACAATCCGGGAACCTGACGAACAACTTCGATAAGTTGAACGGAAGGTACTCTTCCACGGGTGTCGTGACGAGCAGCCATACCATAGACGGACTGTACACCAACGGCGCTCAAGTGAGCTTCGTTTCCGCTGTTTGCGAAGTCGTCATAGTGGAAGATTTGCTCGCCGTAGATTTTTCCTTTAGCGAAGTACATTGCGTCCTTACCCATTGCAAGCGCGTATCCGATCGGAGTTCCGATGTCATTAGCTTGAACGAACTGAGCGCCTTGTGCGAATGCGTGGTCGCCGTCGGCTTTAACATTTGCTCCGCCGTCTAAACCTGCGTCTGCGTTAAGGATACGGGTCAACCCTCCAGAGGTGGAGAAGTCAGCTGCGATTCCGCCACCGGTGTAGCTGTACAACGCGTAGGTTCCGTCGGTGTCTATACCGAGAACGTAGAACGTTCCGTTGTCGTTTCCACCCATAGCTTGTCCGCCCCCACCAGGGATACGGATGAAGGAGCCACGGAAGTTAGCCATGTAATCTCCGTCGGCATCTCCGATTCCTGCGGTTGCGTCGGCGATTGCGTCATATGCATAGAAGGTAGGCAACAAAGGCGAACCTTGGCGTCCACGAGCGGTGTCGATAAGAACGTTGTGGTTAGCGATTACATTGTTGTCCCACTTTGCGTACGAACCGGAGTAGAGCTTGTTGTTCTCACCGCGAGCGTCTGCTTGAGTGATTGCTTCAAGGTAGTCGGGATCCGAACGGAGGGGACGCAAGCATGCGTCAGGAGCGAAGAACAAGTAACCAGGAATTTCTTGGTTCTCGTCTCCACCAGTGTTCATAGGCTCAGCGCCGTTAGCGATGAGTGCTTGCTTAGCTTCTTGGATGATGTCGGTTGAAAGACCGTCAACATATTTCAAAGCTCCGTTGGCTCCGGTTCCGTATCCGTCGATGAAGTTTGAGCTTCCGGCGTTCTTGATGCAGATCTGACGAAGTGCGAATTGGATTTGGTCCTGCTCGGTGCGGGACATCCACTCGGACATAACCTCAGCGGAAAGCTGATCGATGGTTTTGCCGGTGAAGCGCATGAGCTTGAGAACTTGCGTCCAGGAGACAGCGTGACGAACGAGATCGATTTCAACATTGAAAGTTCCGAAGTCGAGGGTGTCGGTGCTGTTCTTGAGGATTTCTTCCCCACGAACGCCTTGCCCACGGATAGGAGCTACGGTTGTGAAGGTGATCTTATCGGATCCGCCTGCGGAGAGGTCGCGTTTTTCGGTAATTGGTTTACCGCTTCCTTCTCCTCCCATGAACTTTGAGAACACGTTTTTTTCCCGGGCGTCGCGTGATACGAGCTCGGACCAAAGACGTGAGCGCAAGTCAGAGTTAGCGCCGTCAAGGAGACCTTGGTAGGACGTTGTGTTAGTTACGAGATCCACATTGCCGGCAACTTGTGCTGCTGCAATCGGATCGGGATTTGCTGGTATGCCTTTAATAGCCATTTTATATAGTAATTATGAGATTATAGTTGATCCCGATTACCTCAGTGGCTGTGCTCCTCCAGGTGATCCCAATAGGGAGTAAATGTCTTTAGTTTCCATATTGGGAAGCTGCTGAAGCAAACCTTCTGCGGTAGCGGGAGTGTTTACAGGTTGTGCAGTAGTTCCCGTTGTCAGAACCTTCGCTTGAGTTCCCATCTGTGGTGCCTGCGGCTGAGGAGCTGCGGCCTGCGGCTGAGGAGCTGCGGCCTGAGGCTGGGGAGCTTCGGGCTGAGCTGGAGCCGGTGGAGGCGTCAATGATGCGAATTCGTTAGCGAGTAATTCAGGCCATTTCGGCGAGTCGAAAACTGCTGCGTAGTCGGGGTCCGCTTGAGCGTTTGCTACATAATCGTCGAATTGCTTGCGATAAACAGACTGCTTATCCTGCAATACTGGAAAACGTTCGTAAACTCTGTCGCGGCTCTCCATCGCTTTTGAACGATGGGTCTGATAAGCTTGGTTTTGATTTTCCTGCTCCATTTGCTGTTTACGGAGAGTCAAGTTTTGAAGCTCCAGCTCTTGTTTCATAATCTGACGCTGTAATTTCAGCGCTTGAGTAGTCTCAAGATCTTCGGCTGCTTTCTCGACTTGTCCTTCAAGCTCAAGAATGGAGGCTCGAATATCGTCCGCCTGCTTA